AAAGAAAAAGAGCAAAAGCACAAGGAGTAGGTGGTAAACCAACAATGGTAAGAACATTTAAAAAGAAAAAAAGAAATGGTCGCAAAACTTGAGACAATAAGAAAGAAAATTAAACAAGGTAAAAAACTAGGATTTAGTGAAAGAGCAAGAGCAGTAAATAAAGGTTTATTACCTAGCAAAGCAAAAAAGAAAAAGAAAAAGAAAACATAATCGTTTGACTCATTGAGTTGGAAGTAAGGTAACTGAAGAAACGCACTAACTTTAATTAGGAGGTGTGTTATGAATAATCAAACATTATTTATATTAAAAAAACAACAACAAGAATATAATATGGTAAGACAATTAAAAAAAGTAACTAAACAACTAAAGAAAGCTTCAAAGCTTCATGCAAATCAAGCTAGAATAGTTGCAAATTATGTGAAAAAAAATGACAAAAAAAAGAGACCCAAAAGTAGGAACAGGAAAAAAGCCTAAAGGTTCTGGTCGTAGATTATATACAGACGAGAATC